AAACAAAAATAGACATCAATATTATGAGCAAAATATTAGAGGCGAGGAATGAAAATAATAAACAAAAAAATCAATGAGATAATCCCATATCATAATAACCCTCGTATAAATGACGGTGCAGTAAATCATGTTGCATCTTCAATAAAGGAGTTCGGATTCAAAGTGCCGATAGTCATAGACGACTCAAATGTCATTGTAACGGGACACACAAGGCTCAAGGCTGCTTTAAAGTTAGGATTGGAAGAAGTACCCTGTATAAAAGCTAATGACCTTACACCTGCACAAATTAAAGCATTCCGGATAGCAGATAATAAAACAAGTGACTTCGCTATTTGGGATTTTCCTTTACTTGACATCGAATTAGCAGAATTGAAAGAACTCGAATTCGATTATGAATTTGGGTTTGAGTTTTTAAGACCTGATGATTGCGATGAGGATTTCACTCTTCCAGATGGTGATAAAGAGCCATTTCAGCAAATGGCATTTATTGTGGCAGATGTGCAGGCTGAACAGATAAAATCAGCATTAATTTTATCTAAAAAAAATATAGATATTGAAACATATAATAACACAAATTCAAATGGGAACGCATTATTTAGGATAGTGAGCGAATGGGTAGAGCTAAAGACATCAGAGTAAAGGTTATTCCTGCAAAGATAGCAAATGACTTTGTTAGGAAACATCATTATTCAGGTATGGTTGCACCAACAAGTAAAATACACTTCGGGGCTTTCTTGGATGGCAGACTACACGGTGTCCTACAATTTGGCAATCCGATAAGTAAGAGAAGAATGCTTGGTCTTGTAAATGACACAAAATGGAACGAAATGCTTGAACTTAACAGAATGGCTTTTGATGAATACTTGCCAAAAAACTCAGAGAGCAGGTGTATATCTATTTGTATGAAACTAATAAAAAAGAATGCTGGGCATATAAAGTGGATAGTTAGTTTTGCAGATGGAACTCAATGTGGCGATGGGGTTATTTATAGGGCAAGTGGTTTTTATCTTACTCAAATAAAAGAGAATAAAAGCATCATAAAATTACCTGATGGCAAAATTATTCACCGTATGAGTTTAAATATGGGGTGTGTTCCGTTAGTGGCTAAGAAATATAATCCCAAGAATTTAACGGTGTCGAATGCGATAAAAGAACTTAATGCAGAGATTTTGGCAGGGTTTCAAATTCGATACATATACCTAATAGATAAATCATGCAAGATAACAGTACCAATATTACCATTTTCAAAGATAGACGAAATGAATGCCGGGATGTATAAAGGCGAAAAGAGATTACAAGCGGATGCTCATAAGCGAGGCTCTGGCGACCAGTTAGAGAAAGGCGGTGCGAATCCGACCCATCCGCTCCATATTTGAGGAACAAAATGGCAACAAAAAAGAAAGCTGGCAGGCCTAAAAAAGAATTTGACCTCCAACAAGTAAAATTACTCGGTCAGTTCAGAGCGACATATTCTACAATGGCTGATTGGTTCGAATGTTCAGAAGATACTATCCGTCGCAATATGCAGAATGAAAAATCGGGATTTTGCAAGGTTTATAAAAAAGCACTTGCAACTACGAAAATGAAATTGTCCGAGGCACAAATAAAATATGCGTTGAACGGAAATGCTACTTTATTGGTTTGGCTCGGTAAAAATTTACTCGACCAACACGATAAGTTAGAGGTGTCGAGTAACAAAAAACAGGTTGAAAAGATAGAATGGCTATAGGTAAATTGGAAACATTCAATTTTGAACTCGAAACATTCGACAAGGAAATCGACAACAAAATTAAGGGCAAGAAAGACAGTGAAGAAGAAATTATTTAATGAACATTAAAAACTACCTACCGCACCAAAAAGAGTTTGCAACCTCGAAAGAGAGATATACAGCTATTGTGGGTGGTTATCGTTCGGGAAAGACCAGAGCAATCATTTACAAGTACATTCATTTGTCGGTTAAACGCAAAGGCAAAGTCAAATTGCTAATAATAGCACCGACATATCGCCTACTTCGTGATGTGGATTTACCTTTATTCACTGAATATTTCGATGAAAAAGGCATAAATTACAAATTGATTAAATCAGACCTAAAAATAAAGGTCAATGATTATGTGTGTGGAGAGATAATATTCAGAAGTGGTGACAATCCTCAAAAGATAGTAGGATTTGAGGTTACTGATTTTATCATTGATGAGTTTGATATTATCAGAAAAGCAGACCAAAAAGACTTATGGGTCAAGGCACTTGCGAGGATTAGCGGTAGTAAAAACGGGACTGGTTCAATCGTAACCACACCAGAGGGCTATAAACATACCTATGAACTGTTTGTTGAAAAGAAAATCGGTAAGTTAATCAAAGCAAAGACAACCGATAATCACTATCTGCCAGAGGATTATATTCAATCATTGTTCGACAATTACGACAGCCAACTGATTGAACAATATATAAATGGTGAATTTGTCAATATAAATAACCAACCAGCCTATTATGAATTTAATCGTGAATACATAATTGACAATTATAAACCGCAAAAGAACGAAATACTCGTAGGCATTGACTTCAATGTTGACCCACTCACTGCGGTTATCAGTGAACAAATACAAGATGAACTAATAATTTTCGATGAGTTTTATCTGCGAAACTCAAACACATTTCGACTTGTCGAGGTGTTGAAAGAGAAATACCCGAACAAAACAATTACGGCGTTTCCAGATATGACTGGAAAAGCGAGAAAGACCTCTGCGAGTTTATCTGACATTCAAATTCTGCAAAAAGCGGGAATAAAAATTCAAGGGATTAGAAATCCGAGAGTAAAAAACAGAATCGCTGGTGTAAATAACGCATTCGATAAAAATAAAATAAGAATTACTAAAAATTGTAAGTATTTAATCCGAGATTTGGAACAAGTCGGAATTGACAATTACGGCGAGATTGACAAAAGCAGTCAAGATTTGTCGCACATATCAGATGCTTTTGGTTATTTAGTGTTTAGAAAATATCCACTGAAAACACCGCCAAAATGGGGAGTAAGTAGTTTTTAAATAAAATAACTTGACAGAGACAAAGCTAAAATTAGCTTTGTCCCAAGACAAAACTTGTAAAAATGTTCTTCGACCGACACAGTCGTAAAACTGCAAAAGGTATAATATATGAATGTAGTCGAACTGGAGAAATTACAAGCAAAATGGGGTGATGATCTAAATCGCCGTTTTGATGTTGCCAAAAGATTAGATTATTATCATAATAATCAAACTCACTATTTGAAGAAAGCAATAAAAAAAGCATATCCAAAAACAGCAGAAGAAATGCTCGATAAATATGAATACACATATCCGCTGACAAAAAGAATATTAGACGACATTTCTATTTTATTCCAAACTCCGCTGAAACTAACAATCGACAACGAAAACCTTGAAAAAAAATTTAATGAAATAATCAACGACACAAAATTCAATTCGATAATGGTAAAAGTTAACTTATTGGTCAACTTGACTGATAAAGTCGGAATAATTCCCGTATGGCGTGACGGTTTGGAACTCGACATTATAACTGCTGACAATTGTTTTGTCCTTCAAGACCCAGAAAATCCGACAAAGATTAAAGAATTATTCTATCAGATTGGAATTTTGGAGAACTCGCCAACAAAAGCAGAAACAGTCGCAACCTATGTTCGATGGACAAACGAAACTCAATCAATTGTCGATGTGGATGACACGGGTGGCAATATCCAAAATGAGCGTGATATTGTGCCAAATCGCTTTGGAATTATTCCAGTAGTTTGGTTTGAAAACGATATTACAACTAACACATTTTGGCATAATAAAACAAATCATATAATTGAAACCAATGAAATAGTGAATTGTGAGTTGACTAACTTTCGGTATATGATGGCATTTCAAGCATTTTCAACACTTGTTACCGTTGGAATTGATGAAACAGCGTCCATTCCGTTTGGTGCAAGCTACAATTTGAAGCTTCCATTTGACCCAGCAGAAACAAAAACTCCTGACGCTAAATATATCACACCAAATCCGAAATTAAAAGAGGTTTGGGAGGTTATCAATAATATTATTTTGGGTGCTGCTCAAAGTGTTGGAATATCTGCAGACAGTTATTTAAAAGTAAATAGCAGTTTCAATAGTGGTTACCAATTGAAATTATCGAAGCAAGACATTATCAATCGAACAATGGGAGAGCGTCCATTTTACCGCCCAAAAATTAAAGATTTAATCAATTTGATGTTAGAACTATACACACAAAATTCAGATAAAAACTTTACAAATGCTCAAATAACAGTAGATTTTGGAGAACTAACATTTGACGCAAATCCAAAGGAAAAGCAAGAACTCCGAGCAATGGAATTGGCTAATGGCACTAAGAACGAGATTGATTTTATAATTGAAGACAATCCAGATTTAACAAGAGACGAAGCAATTGAACATTATAAAAAGTTACAAGATGAGAAAAAGCAATACCAAATTGGTGCAGGATTGATTGATGCGATTAAATAAAACGAGATTATTCCAGAAAAACGCAAAGATACACACTGATAAACTCGACAAAATTGATGTGATTATCAAGAAAGAATTGCGTAAAATGATGAATGAACTCGAAACCACAGACGGTAAAATTCTTTCAAATGATGAGAATATGACAAAAATTTTATTGTTTGAAACGAAACTTAAAAAAATAATTGATGACGCTGGCTATAATGAATTAGCGAATGATTTTATTGCAGATGTTCCAAAATTGATTAAGAAGATAAAATGAAACCGATATTACGAGAAGCAGACGCGGAAACTTTGGCTATATTACAGGCGATAGATATTGATGAACTTCGGGGCATCTCAAATCAAGTTGCCAAAAGCGTCAAAACACAACTCCAAACGGTTGTGATGAGTGGTGTTGCTTTCGATAAAGCAGTCGAAAAAGTGATGACATCGAGCGATAAATTGACACAATACGCTTCTACCTATATGAACACTTCACGCAGTATGTTATCCCAAAAAGTAAGTGATTTATCCGCTGAAAATTATAAAGAAGAGGGTGGAGTTGTCTATTGGGAATACTTCGGAGCATTGCCAGATGAAAAGACCAGAGATGAATGTTTAATGGGATTAGGCGTTCAACCGAGTGGAAGTTATCCGAATGCACCGTTCTTCACAGATGATGAGAAAATAGGATTCCAAAGTGAGTTTGGTATTCGTTGGAATTGCAGACACGAATTTAACCAAATAACCGAAGATTATTATGAAGAGATGACTGGAAATTCAGCAAAAAACATTTCGGAATATGATGAAGGGGTATTTAATAAATATAACAATTTGTCAACGCAAGAATGGGACAATAATGTCAAAAATTTATCGATAGATTTAGAAAAAACATTGCAATCCAAAGGCTTTAAAACATCAATCAATCATTCTCATACATTTATGGGACATTCAAGTTATCTTTCATATAGCAGTCCGAATGTAATGAAATACAAAAAGTGGAAACACCCAATTGTAAAGACTGTTAAAATTGATAACTTACCCACAGACATCAAATTATGGGATGTTCTGGGCAATCCTAAAAATATTAAACATGGGTATAGGCGTGATTTAAGTGATGAAATTTTAAAAACATATAATTTGAATAGTGAAAAAGTAATTACCCATAAACACATTATTGAAACACTTCACAAAAGAGGCAATGTAAATATAGCATATAAAGAATATACTTATTCAGCAGACACATCATTATCATTTAATGTAAGAATATCCAACCACTCGGTTGGAACCAAGAGAATGGTTGAACATTATCATATAATGAGTTATAAAAATATACAAGAGTTTTTAGATAAAATTTTTAATCAATATAAGGAGTTATTGAATGATTAATAAATTACGGATAGTCGACAAAAATGGGAAAGAATTATATCTCTATTTTATCGAAGATATTGATAAGATGAGTATCGTTGAAAAATTCGATAAGAATGTAATTAATGTCACAAAAAAGACAAATGATGTTTTAATCGAAATCAAATGAAAATCATAATCAATAAGTATTTTGTATTTAAAGATTATATGATAAAAACCGCCACAAAAGGCGTGAAAAATGAGGAGATAAAATGAGCAAAACAATCAAAGAATTGTTCGCAGACGCAGGCGTTGAAAATGCGGAACTGGTGGCTGGTGTTCAGTCACTATTGGACTCGAAGGGCGAAGGCGGTATCCCGTATAGCAGATTTAAGGAAAAAGTGGGTCAATACAACGAGGCAGTTGCAAACACAGCTGAATTGGAAACTAAAATTGAGCAGTTGACAAAACAGAATGCAGTGCAGAAAACCGAAATTAATGAACTCGGAACATTCAAGACACAAGTCAACGAGTGGAAAACTAAAAAGTTTGAGACTGACAAAACTGAATGGTTGAAGCGAAAGGATATTTTTGAAGCAAAAGAGGGCGACAAGATTTTTGACAAGATTTCAAAAGTCAAACACCGCTTTAAATTTGGCGAAGATTTATCACAAGAACAACTCTCAACCAACCTGGAAATGCTAAAAACCTATGATGAGTTGGATTACTTCAAGGTTGACGGCGATAAAACGAATTATAACAGCAATAAGGCAGTCGGTGGCGAGCGTAAAAAAGCAGATGGCGATTTTTACGGATATGAAAATGTCGAGGCACTCGCAAGGGCTGACTGGAAACTCTACGAAAAGTGGAAAAAAGAAAAAAAATAAGGTAGGTATATTATGGCAGTAACAGATGTAGGCGTAGCAGCAGGGGCATTGGGAACGGTAGTAGCAGATGCGATTTTGCAATTTAACAAAGCAAATGTGTTCTGGAATTTGGTGAATAAAAAGGCGGCAGTGAAAGGAAGTCTCACAGTAAGATTTCCAGTGTATTCAAATGTCGCTTCAAGTGATGTGAGTGCTTATGCTTCTGGTGCGGAAGAGACTGATCCGTCAGCAGTAAGTATCACAACAACCGCAAAAGATGTTGAAATTTTGCGTAATGTAATCAGAGCAGATTTAACCGATTTGGCAGTTTTCGGAAACGGTGACGATTTACTCGGAAATGCTGGAAATGTTTTAGGAAACGCAGTTGCAACAAAATTCGATGATGATATTGTGAGTCTAATTGCAGATTTTTCAGTTAACATCGACAATTCGGATGCAGCAATCACACTTAACAATATTTTCGATGCAGTCGAGGCACTCCGCACAGCGAATGCCCCAACTGTTAACGGCAAATATTTTGGGGTATTCCACCCAAAACAGATTTGGGGAACTTATGGACTTTCAAATGTGTTAGATGCAAATCCGTTTGCTAAAACAGATGAAATGTTAGGTGCTGGATATGTAGGCAGTATTGCAGGCGTTGAAATTTTCACAAGTCCAGAGATTTCTTGTGTGGACGGTAATAACTCCGATGAAGCAACAGCATTGATTTTCAGCCCGTCAGCAATTGGTGTGGGCTACAAAGATATTGGTGGTAGCTTTATCGATATTGAACCACAAAGAGACGCTTCAAAAGGTCTTACTGAACTAATAGCTAATGGATACTGGGGGAAAATTGAACTCGTAGATGCTTTTGCTTGTTCAATCACAACTCAAGCACAGGCATAAATAATATTGGTGGGGGCGTAAAAACTCCCACCAAATTTTGAGGTGGAAAAATGGCAGACTGGTCAACGGCAGAATTAAGCACGACAACGAGCATTGTAAAATTTGAAAGCGAAATCAACGATTTGACGGCTACGAATTGGAACAATCAAATTGCAATCGCAAAAGAATTGTTAGGCGATAGGTTAGAGGTTGTATTGACTGAAAGGGGTATATCAGTCGATGAAGCTGAAAGTGAGGTATTACTTAATGTTATTGCTAATCCGACAGTTTTCAACCTCACAAGCGACTATTTAACGCTTTCATTGATTTATGATGATTTGAGTCAAGGGATGGAAGGTCTTTATCTATCTAAATCCGAAAAATACAAGGCGTTGTCAAAGATGAAATTCAATGAAGATTTGAAACGAATGAACCTCGACACGAACGATGATGATATAGTCGATAATTATCGGGTAAACTGGCAAGGTAAATTGAGCAGATGAGAATGACACTCACACCCGACCCAAAACTTTATAAATTCGCTGAAAAATTGCGAACTAAAAAAGATATGGCAGACTTGGGATTAATGGCAATTAAAAATATCAGAAACAGAACTCAATTAAAAGGTGTGGACTACAAAGGTCGGGCGTTCAAAAAATATTCACCGAAATATTCAGAAAAGACAGGCAAAAAATTTGTGAATTTAACTGGCACGAAAGCTGGAAAGCGTATGTTAAACTTAATCAAAGTCAAAGCGACCAAAAATGAAGCATTGATTTATTTTTCGGATGCTATGAAAGAGATAATTGCAAACAATCATAACAATGGGGTGCGAGTTCCGAAGCGTGAATTTTTTGGAATTGGTAAAGACGATGAAAAAATTGTAAATAAAGAATATCGCAAATTACTCGACAAGAAAATTAGGGCGTGGGAAAATGCAAAATAAACAGCACGATATTTTGACAGAATTAAAATCTATTATCGAAACAGAACTCGGTGCAAATGTTGGTTATGTCGGTTATTTTCCAGATGATATTCAAAAAATAGGCAAGAAATACCCAGCTATTTTGATTGGTGACGGTGACGAAACTTATGAACTCGGAACAGGAACGAGAGTTGAATATAATTATTCAATTCCGATGTATATCTATCATAATGTAATTATCGATAGGTTAGAAAAGATGACTGAAATGCAAAACTGGTTAATCGATGCAATCGAAAAAGATTTGACGATTGACGGAAATGCGGTTTTAGTAGAAGTTGAAAGCGTTGAAAAAGGATCTTATGAACAAGATGCTGATAAATTCAACGCAGGATTTTATCCAAATATGACAGTAAGAAAAGTAAACTTTAATGTCTTGGTTTACGATACGAGGAGATTATGAAAATTAAATTGAAAAAAAATGTAAATCCGTTCAAATATTCTAAATTCGGTAAGGTTTGGCGGATAAAAGACGATGCTGATATTCCGAAAGAAGTTTTTGACAGATTGAAAAATAAAGTTACAAAAATAAAAGAAAAAAAAGAGGTAGAAAATGGCTAATGAAAGATATGGCAATAATTATTTGACTTGTCTCGGGAAAGAGGCGAGTTATGGAACTGAACAAACCACTTATGAAGTGATTTTGCCCGATAAAGTCGAAATGAAAAAGACAATTGCAAGCATTGACATTTCGCAAAAAACAGGCACGCTCGAAAAGAAAAACACCGAAATGCACGCAGGATATACAGGCGGAACGGTAGCGATTAGTGGCGAACTCAAAACAGGTGCAGACGCTAATACTCATCACGGCATATTACTTGAAGCAATGTTCAATGATTCTGCGAGTGTTTTTAATATTCCAGCAGTCGGAACGACACCAAACAGTTACACCATTTATCAATATTTCAATGATGATGCCGGGCATAAAGCGGTTGGTTGTGTTTTGGAAAGTTTAGAAATTGCTGGTAGCAGTGGTGGAGCAATCACATATACTGCTAATTTCAGAGCAAAAACAATCACTTATGAAACAGATTTATCAGCATTAACTGACCCATTTTCATCTGTTCCAGCTATTACACCCGCATTATTTGCAAACACAACTGTTCAATTGATTGGTGACGACACGAATATTAGCAAAATAAATTCGTTCACTTTGAGTTTGACTAATTCTTTCGCAGATGAGGCTAATATGTATCAAAATTCTAACACCAAATTGCTAGAAATTCTTACAGGTTTTGCGGGTAGTTTGTCGGTTGAATGGAATTATGACAAGACTAATAATAGCGATGTCGAGGCAAAATTGATGACAACAGCGAGTGATGCAATCACAATCACAGACGGAACGAACAGCTGGATATTATCAACTTTTGGAAAATATACTGAATATCAATTCAGTGACCCAGACAAAGGAATTTTCACATCGCGTTTGAGCAAAACATTGATGAGCGATGCTTCAAATGATGCAGTTGCAATTACTATAACTTAGCAAAATAAGGAGAGGTAAAATGATTAAACATTGTGAATGGCTAGACGAACAGCCAGCATTTTTAAAGGATGTTGAATTTGACGGCAATAAAATTGCTACAATTCACGCATTAACAAAAATGGATATGGCAGAAATCCGCAGAAAAGCGGACACGAAAACTGAACTCGGTAAAGACGGTGAGATGTATTTTTTGGCAAATCCTGAAAAGTTGGAAATTGCTAGAATGTATCAAAGTTTGGTGGGGCACAAAAAAACGGGTTGGGAATTTGAGCGTGATATTAGTGAAGAAAATATTTCGCTATTACCGAAGAAATATTACAACGCTATCAATTTGGCAATATTAGAACTCGAAAATCAAAATCTTGTTAGTGAGGGTGTCGAAAAAAACTAATAAATGCGATTCGGCTTATTGAGAATAACTCGAATGTGGGGTCGCTAATTATGGGATATGCTGGTGAATTTCAGTTTTGCCAGCATTGCGAAAATGAAAGTAGGTGCGGTAAACATTATCGCAAAATATTATGGAGTGTGCAGATTGTTATTGATTTTGCTTATGAAATCGAGGGGGGTTTTAAAAATTATGTCTGGAATGGTAATTTATACGACCAACCGATTTGGTTTATGCAAATGTTGAGAATTGCACAAAACGAAATAATGAGAATTAGAGCGGAGCGTAAAAATGTCTAAACAGATGAAACTTCAGGTAACTTCGGACACCAAAAATGCTGAAGCTGGAATGAAGCGAGTCGATGGCTCGATTAAAAATACAGTCAAAAGTTTAGCATTGGCAACTGCTGGATTAATTGCTATGAAAAAGGGCTTTGATTTTATGAAAGGCTCTATCGACTTAGCTATGAAACAAGAGCAGACCTTCCGTTCATTACAATCCGCAGTCGAATTGACGGGCAAAAGTTGGGGCGGTGCAAAATCTGAATTAGATGTCTTATTTGCGAGCTTGCAAAAAACCACTAAATATGGTGACACCGATTCAGCACAAGTATTACAACAGTTAATAACACTCTCAGGTGATTATGAACAATCGGTAAAAGCACTTCCGGTAACATTGGATATGGCGAGTTCAGGTCTATTTGATATGAGTTCGGCGTCAAGATATGTAGGAATGGCGTTAAGTGGCAATGTCGAAATGTTGGCGCGTTTCATCCCAGAGCTGAAATCGACAGTTTCACCACAATTAAAATTAATGAGTGCAACCGAAAAAACAGCGTTTGCGTTGGATGTTTTGAAAAAAAAGCTTGGTGGATTAGCTGAAAAAGAACTGGAAACAGCAAATGCTAAAATAATCCAAATGAAGAATTATTGGGGGGATTTACAGGAAGCGATTGGCGATGAATTTTTATTGACAATTTCCAAAACGACAGATGGAGTCGTTCCACTAATTGACGAGTGGACAGTTGCATTAAAATTACACCAAACAGAATTAGATTTGACTTCTGATGCTTATATTAATTTAGGTTCAAATGCAAGAAATGAAATAGTAAAACAAAGGCAAGAATTAATTAAAACTGCAATACTATTAGAAGAACAACCAAATGAGTGGCAAGTCGCTTGGCGTAGTTTCAGAAATAGTGTTGTTTGGATTTATGAATTTGAAGAAAAATGGTTTGGCATATATGGTGTAGTTTCGTCAATAACTAAAGAATTGTTTAATATGGCAAATGTTTTATTTTCGATAAATGTCGGTGGTTCTGTTATTGACGAAGATAAAATAAAAGTACTAAATGAAGAATACGCCAACTTAAACCGTGAATTAGGGCTTGTAGGAAGATTTGCAGATGGGTTGGAAGATAAATTCAACATTCCATCAATTGCTGAACAAATGAAAGCAATGACAGAAGAAACAGAAGATTTGACAGAAAAAACACAAACGCAAACGCAAACTTATGATAATTGGTTAAAAAAACAATTTGATAATATCGAAGCACAAAAAAAATTGCAAGAATGGATGACAAAAGTTAAAAAAGAAGCAAAAGAGGGCAAAGCTGAATTTATTGAACTCGCAAATGCTCTTGGATTAATTGAAGAAAAAGCGGAAAAAACAGGCTCGGTAACTTATGGTGCTATACAAGTTATGGGAATTTCAATTGATGAAGTAAAAGAAAAATTTAATGATTTTGAGAAAAATTTTAGTTTGGCAATGGGTAGTTTGGGCGGTGCAGTATCTGCATACGGTGAAATGTGGCAAGCACAGATCAATAACGAAATGGAATTGATGAAGCACTCTGACGAATACAAAAATGCTTCTGCCGAAAAACGCACAATTATGGAACAAAAGATAACCGATAAATATAAAGATGAGAAAAAAAAGCAATGGAAAATTGAAAAAGGAATGAACATTGCTCAGACAATAGTAAATACTGCGTCTGCAATTACTGAAGCGTTACCCAATATTCCATTGTCAGTAGTGGTTGGTGCATTGGGTGCGGCACAACTTGGCTTTATTATGTCAACACCAGCACCAAAGTTCGCGGGGGGTGGCGATTTTATCGTTCCACCTGGATACCCAAATGATACATATCCGATATTGGTGGAGAGCGGGGAGCGTGTCCAAATAACACCTACAAATCAGGTTAGCAATTTAGACGCTGAAATATTATCTGCATTAAATCAAATAATCAGTAAACCAATAGCAAACACAGTTGTTTTTGATGATATTGAAATGAGCAGATATGTCGAGCGTGGCGGAATCCGAAGGTCAACAATATGAGTTGGAGCATTGAATTTATAATTTGGAATATACTCGATAATGTTAGACATTCAATTTCCGATAATATTTTCGATATAAAACTTGACCCCGAAAAAATAACAGGCATTGATTATCACTCACAAGAAAGTAGAAACGCTAAAATCTCAATATTAAGTGATGATTGGACACACTATCATTTAACTGACAGTCCCTATAGTGGAAATGTTTATAGGGATTTTTGGGAATATGCTATTAAAATAAAAAGAAATGATGAAATTGTATTTATTGGTTGGGTTAATCTTTCACAAATTAAATATAATAAAAAAAGTGATATAATCACATTCACTGCTTGTGATATTTTGGGGATGATTGGCAAATATTTTCAAAAAGTAAATTTCAACAATGAATATACATTTCCATTTGAGGCATATTTAGAAAATATGGTCAAAACATCTTTATATGGCATTGCAGAACCTTTTCCACATATAAATGTAACATCAAATTACAATTTTCAAACAGAAATTCCGCAGTCAGGAATGGAAATAAATATTACAGACGAATTGTCTGATATAACTAATTGGGATCAGTTTTTTGCAGATGGGAATCCCAGTTTTTGGCGGATAGGTTTGGGACTGGCTTCGGATAACTACGGTGACCCCAGTGTATGGAATCCAAATACATATAAAACGGTTAAACATCTTAGATTATTAGAGGATGGAACACCCGAACTAATCTTGTGTCAATATCGTAAAAGAAGAGGTTCATATCGACCCTCTTATAATATTGTATATTGTTTTAGAGAAGGTATCAGGATTTTAACTTGTAAATTTGATGATAATTTCCTTCCGTACGATTTTCAAACCGCTTCACACACAAGAGATGAAGTTACAAGTGAATCTGGAAGTTATATCGATGATTTATTCGAAGCAGAAGCATACTGGAACGAATATTTTGTCAACGCTGGATATCCAACAACAAACAACCATTCACTTGCTGTTAACGATGACAACACCATCTATTTTGGTGAGTATGAAGAAAATCCGATTACAATCAATTATGACGGAATTGTTGGATTTACCGAAATCACAATTAAAGAGGGCGAATATTCTTATAATGAGTTGATTAAAATGCTTTTGATGATAAATAATTTGGCTTTGAAGGTGGACAATTTCGGTAACATCGAAATCATCAATAAAGATTATTCTCTTTCTAATATTACAATTGCAGACACCGATGTTCTGGAATTTACACAATCGAGAGTTTTGCGAAAAAGTCCAGATTATTCGAGCGTTTTGTCACCACTAACCGAAAATGTCGAAACAATCGCAACTGCACTTCAAAATTATTACGATGATTTTATTCCTGATTTTGAATATTCAGTAGAAATTTTGAATAATTATAATTTAAAACTAAATGATGAAATCACAATTTACGAAAAGCAAATGATAATCGTTGAAATTGACAAAGACTTAGACGATTTTTCTTACAAAATTAAAGCGTGGAGCGTGTAAATGAATAGTGTTTGGGGCTATGGGGGAATAAACTTTAAGTTTGCAGTAAGTGGCACTTATGAAGCGTCAGCATCTTTTTACGGTCAATCAGTAAGCAACTCGACAGCAGATGCAAAAATAACATATAAACCTATTTATCTTAGAAAAGAAAATATTGACCGAAAAATAGTTGAAAAGTTTCTCGGAAATCGAATTGAAATTGAAGTTGAATTATTGAATATATTAGCAAGCGACTATTCACAGATAAGAGTTTTAATTGATTTTTTTAACAGAATTTCGGAAAGTGAAACAATGTTAAGTTTGCGAGTCAATACCACCGATGGAACAGACGGATTGTTCATTGAAGATGTTGCATTGATGAGCGACATTTCGTTTGACCAACTCCACAAATTAGAAATAGGTCAAAAAATAAAGCTGAAATTTGCAAAAAAAGAATTGGTGCAATCAATATCAAATATGACACGAGAAGACACAATCGATTATATGATTGACGAAACTTCTGATTACATAATTGATGAAAACGGCGATAAAATAATAATATAAAGGGCGGTAAAAATGGCAGACAAGAGAATACACGATTCAATTACGGAAATCACTGAATATCAAGACAAAAATCACGATTTTGTGGTGATTGACGGAGATGGTCTCGGCACTTCGCAAGACAAAGCACAAAAGATGACATTTGATAATCTGGCAAGTTCGATTGGTAAATTGTTAAACAATGCCAACGATGATACAGCTACATTAACCAATAAAACAATTGATGCAGATGACAACACTTTTTCTAACATTATAAACAGCAATATCAAAGCACTTGCAGGTATTGACGCTACTAAAATCGCAGATGGGAGCGTGTCAAATGCGGAATTTCAATATTTAGACGGTGTAACATCATCAATTCAAGACCAGATTGATGCGAAAGCAAGTAGTGGCGGATTAGCTTATTGTTATTCCGACACATTTACAGCGTCTGGAACAACCGAAACAATCACGCATTCAACAATTAAAACAGGAATTAATGGCTTTCCAAATACATACATCGAAGCACCTGTTTTGGTTCAGGTTTTCCACGAAACAAGTGCACAACATTGGTCAGCAATTTCAACAGTTGAAGTTGAGACTGAATTTCAAGGTGGAACTTTAATTTTGAAACAATTAAATTTGTCGTCTCTTTCGAGTGGTGAAAATTATTATGTGAAATTAATGGCAACAGGAACAGACGCGGGAGCGTAATTATGAGAAATCTCCGACAAGCAGTAAAATTAGTAATTGACAGCTATTCTGGAACGGTAACGGGTCAGATTATGACTGATTTGCGGACTGCTGGGCAATTCATTCATAATGATATTGGAACGGGTGATGCTGAAACAAATCTTGTCGATTTGGCAATTCAAGTGTACGCAGATTATATCGACACGCCAACAGGACAGCGAATAGCTGACGAAATTTCAGCGTTGGCAAAGATACTCGCTGAATATGAAATCACACCAACAGGACAACGAATAACCGACATTGTCAATCTTTGCAAAGCCATTGTGAATGAAGGGTGGGTTGGCTTTTTCAGCAACAAACACTACCTCAATTTCGATGGGGTTGATGATTATGCTCAACTGGGTGAGTCTTGTAATAGTGGGACTACAAATATGATGAGTTTCTGGATAAAACGAGACGATGAAACAAATTTAGAAAGCCCGCTAGGTTCGAGTGGCTATGACCATTATGTAGTTTATGTGACAGGCTCAGCTTTTTATTTTAGGGTTGGTACAAGTGCTAAAAATTTTGGTAATGTATTACCTGACACTGATTTGCATCATCTCGTAATGATTCGTAACGGAGATACTATCGATTGCTATCGTGACGGTGTATATTTTGGAACGCAAACAGGTTTTGGCGGGGTAGAAGATAGTGAATTTGACATTATTGGTGCTAAGTATGACACACCCCCAACATTCCACTTTGCAGGCGGCATTGACGAAATTGCAGTGTATAATGACAATATCCCAGCGGTGTATGTTGATGCAGTGCCAACCGAAGTGACTGAGTTATATGGCGAAGGAACTCCTGAAACTTGCGGAAACGCAAATGATATTTCGGGACTTCAAGGCTATTGGCGAATGGAAGAGGGCGAGGGAACGACTATTGCAGACAGCGTAGGCGACAATGACGGAACACTCATAAATGGCGTTGAGTGGGGAGAACATTGATGAGATATGTAATTTTGCCACTTTCAGAAGTAACCGAAGAGATGATAAGTGATTGTCTTGAGACAAGCGTAAGCACTTTGCGAGTCTCAACAGATAATTATACGATACTAAAATGGAAGGGAAGCAAACCTCGCAGTTTATATGGAATCCCAGAAATAACAGACATTAAAACAGAACTTAAAAAAGACGAATGGAAGGAAGAAACAGAATGACTACTTGGCACATAATATCGTTAGGTATTTCTATTTTAGTAAATGTTGTAATGGTGGCAATAGCATTCACGACCGTTAAAAACGAAACGAAACAGCAGGGCAAGGAAATTACTACAATTTGGAAAAAGATAGAGGTAGTCCCTTCTTTAGAAACAGAAATTAAAAATATTAAAGACTTAAAGGTTCAAGTAAATAGAATTTCAGAAACGCTACAGCAACTTGTAGGTAAATTCGATATGTGGTTCAAAATGATGAGCGACAAATAAAAAAATAGGAGGAATTATGTCAAAATGGTTACTATTGATTGCAAAGGCACTACCGAAGAGAGAAATTAAAAATTTCATCATTGGTATTTTGCGAAATTGGGTCAAAGAAACTGACAATACTATCGATGACCAAGCAGTTGAAATCATCAATGTAATGTTAGATGCGGCGTTGATTAATGAATAAAATACCAAAACGCATTAAACACTTCAAAAAGCACGAATTAGCGTGTCGGTGTTGTGGGATGATGAATATTAGTGAATTGTTCCTCGATGCCCTTGAAAACGCTCGAATGATAGCTGGTATTCCATTTGTAATTACTTCTGGTTGCCGATGTAAACAACATAATAAAACGGTCGGTGGCAAAATGAACTCAAAGCACCTTTGCTCTGATGAAATTGAGACCTCCGCAATTGATATTAGAGCAAGAAATGATTATGAACGAGGAGTTATTGTTCGGGCGTTATTTTTGGCAGGCATTCAGCAAATTGGTGTAAATGTAGACGATAATTTTATTCATTGTGAAATTGACACTAATTGGGCGTTGTGGGTGTATTAATTCTCCTTGACACTCACATTTGACGCTTTGGCACTCTCCCCAAGGCGTCTTTTTTTATGTCACCAAACCGCACCAACACTACAATTATAAAATAAATTAAATTAAATTAAACTTTTTCCTTGACAACAAAACCCCCTTGACCATAAATTGAATTGTCTTTAAAAAATAGAGTGAAAAAAGTGATGGTGGCGGAACAGAGTAAACGAAAAATGTCATCTGAGCGAGAACACGCGTAGGCGGTGACCGAAATATAGTTGAAAGCTCGAACATAGGGTAGAGCACAGGTTAGTCCTGATAAGACTACATAGTAGGTGGAACGATGTCACGAGATATGTGTAACCACTTATGCCTGGTCAGTCAAGGTAGCATAAGCAAGGGATATGTAGCATAGTACGAGGTTCATAACAAAGGGTGGCAAGAGGAAAGTCACCATCACTTATTCACAAAAGGGAGAGAGAAAATGAAAATGAAAAATGAAGAATTGTATTCACAACTGAAAACAGAAATTTTCAAACAATTAGTAGGTAAGCTGAACAACAAAGGTGGAAATTATTTTGCAAATTTATGGAATTATGCAGAAGAAATCCTAAACGATTGTAGTGGTGGGATTGAAGAGAACTCTGACGGCTATAATTATTACGAGGTGTCGCAGTTTGACACAAAAAACGGTCAACCATTGCAAATTGAATGGAAGAGGGGAGAGTTAAAATGAAAACAGAATCTTTATTATTTTTATTAACCGAGAAAATGCAGATAATCGAAAATTTGCACAAAGAAATCGAAGAGCAAAAAACAGAAATCGAAGAGCAAAAAACAGAAATCGAAGATGCGGGAAGTATTATATTTAGTATGTTACACGATGATATGACCGCACCAGATGACTGTCCTCATTCAGACGACCCAAATGATGGCAACTGCCCGAATGATTGCTGGGCTATTGATTATTGTTGTATGTACCACGATAACAGCGAAACGACAAAAACAGATGTGTTGGCAGAAGAATTAGAAATAAAATTGAAAGAGGGAGAATGAAATGTTTGAATTAATATTGGTGTGCATCTGCGGAATAGGAATTGGAATAATTGGAATAATAATCGAGAAAATCGAAAAAGGAGATTGAAATGGGAATAGCAATAATTATACTCGGTGCGGTTATAGTCTGCCTACTGCTTCATATTTTAGGGCAGAACAAGGAAATTGAGTTTTACAAGCAACATTTGAAAGAAAATTTGCAAAAAAAAATAGGAGAGGGAAAATGAAAACTATTAACATCAAGGGCAAAGAATATGTAGAGGTTCACACACGCATTTCTGAATTTAGAAAATTACACGAAAAGGGTAGTATTATCACTGAAATGGTAAGTAATGAGGGTGGCGTTTGTGTTTTCAAGGCAAGCGTTATGATTGAGGGCGTGTTGCGTGCCACTGGTTTTGCGTATGAAAAAGAGGGTTCAAGTTTCATCAATAAAACATCATTCATTGAGAACTGCGAAACCTCAGCAATCGGTAGGGCGTTAGGTTGTTTTGGTATTGGAATTGACACATCGGTAGCAAGTTTTGATGAAGTTGCCAACGCAATTAGTCAGCAAGCAGACACACCAATTGTTGAATTGAAGAAAAAAATCAAAGATGGTTTCAAAAAATTAAACTATTCACCAGAACAAATAAAAAAAACTACTGCTGATTTTGTGGGGCAAAAACCAATAAAAGGTGAATATGAACTGCTGTTAACTTACCTAAGGAATCAATACAAATCAATGATTATGCAAACAAAATAAAAGGAGAAGTAAAATGATGGAATTTAACCAGGAATTACTGACAAACGGTGTGGGCGTAAATTGCAGGTCGGAAGAACAAGCAGAAGCCTTACTAAAATGGGCTGATGCTAATGGTAAAAAGTGGTGTACTAATCAATCCTATATAGAAGGGACGCATTGGAATGTTCATAAAGAAGAAACCATTTATTACATCGCAAAAGGAACTTATGGTTCTATATCATTAGGCACAAATTACACCTCTTTTGAAGAGGCAATTGATTTGACGAAAAGTCAAATGGTTGACCCTGAAACCGAAATGTATGTGTGGGACGATGACGGCGATGATGATGTAGCGTTTTTAAGGAGTATTGATATGAGGAGGGATGCTCCATATATGACTAATAAGTTTGGCTGGGGCAATTGCTCACCAACAAAACCAAAGAAAACACGCCCTATGACAAAAGACGAGATGTTTACCTTTATCGGACAAAATGATATTGAGGTTGCTTTTGATGGTAAAAAATTTCACAAAAAGATAGGTTATTTTAGCTATCATCTTGATATTACTAAGTATATTTATCGTTTCAAAGGACAAGCAGAAGTGTATAAATTCGAGACAGATGAAGAAGCAAAAGGAAATGTTGCAAAAAAAAATAAAAACAAAATAAAAGGAGAGTAAAATGAAAGAATTACAATTTCCAAAAGTAAATACCGTTGTTATCAGCGGTCGTTTGACCCGTGATGTAGAATTACGATACACACCGAGTGGGGCGGCGGTTGCAAACTTATCTATCGCTTTTAGTAGAAGCTGGAAAAAGGGCGAAGAATGGATAGAAGAGACAAGCTATCTCGATGTAGTTGCGTGGACAAAATTAGCAGAAAGATATGCTGAAAAGTTGCACAAAGGAAGTCCCGTTTTGGTAGAGGGCTATTTACAAACTCGCTCATACACCGACAAAGACAACAACAACCGAAAGACAACTGAAATAGTCGCACACAAAATCAATCTTTTGGAAAAAACAGCGACAGAACAAAAAACCGATGCTGATGAAGGTTACAAAGCACCAGCACCGACAAATGATGATGTTCCATTTTAGGGGGCAAAATGACACTACAAGACATCAATAAAGCAATGGGTAGGTTAAGAGCGGAATATCCAATGTATTATTACCGTGAGTTAGTTGGAAAACGTTTTCAATCGAAATTCATTTCTCACGAATTAGAGAAGATTTTCGAGGAGAAAGGTTTTAAAACTTATGCGGAAATTAAAAAGGCTTGCCCGAAAGGGATGAAATTGTCACACTTCATCAAGAAATTAGTGGGATAAACCAATGTTGCGGAGTGGGAAACTGCTCCGCACATAAACAGGAGGAGATAAGATGAGAGGGAAATTAACTACACAATTAATGATGATGACAATGTTCGCGGCGATGGCACAGCAAGGAATGAACCGCCAACCTCCGAAACCTATAAAAAGAGATAAACCTGTCATATTGAAAACTTGTCCAATATGCAAAACAGAGCATCAACAACACAACCGTTTTTGTAGCAATGAATGTAGAATTATTGCCAAAGAAGCAAAAAAGATTCGAGCTAAAAAGCGAAAAAACAGGAGGAGATATTATGAATAAAAATGAAGAAAAACATACGAAAACGATTGATAAAATAATTGCAGAAGTATGTGATTTAGAAACTAAAAGACCAAAAGAAGATTGGGAGAATTGTCCACTTTGTAAAAATGACGGGATTATTCCAGAACGACAACTTGATATTGACCCAGATGGTAATATATCTGAAGAAACGAAAAAGATGAATCTAATTTAACCACAAAAAAAGAGCAAGAATGGGCTGACCAAATAGAAATTGCATTTAAAGAATTTACGGAAATATTGAAATCTATAGAAAAAAAAAGAATACTAAAATCTTGCGAAGATTACGAGAATTAGACGGTCAAGGGAAGATAGCTTATACTTATGTCGGTGGATTTTACATAAAAAGATGAAAATAGTTCTTGACAATAATAATGTAAATATAAATGTTGTTACAGAATAAAGGAGAGAGAAAATGAAAAATGAAGAATTGTATTCACAACTGAAAAAAAAGCTAAAACTTAATGGCAAAGACAAAGACTCGTTAAAATGGTTTTGGCAAAATTATTTACCAAATATGAGATATTCAACAGTGTGTAACCAGTTGAATGGATTTAGCGAACTTTCCGAAGATGTTAAAAAAATTGTTTTGAATTATTTGAATAACTAATAATGAAAAAGTCGTTTATATTGTTTGTTGATAGTTTGGGAATTTTGGAAGAAATGACCGATGAACAAGCTGGAAAATTCATTAAAATTATCTACCAATATCAAAAAACAGGTTCTTCTGATTGTGATGATTTCGATACAAAAATGGCTGTTTTTTCATTAATTCAACAATTCAAAAGAGATGATGAAAAATATCAAAACATTTGCAACCGTAACCGTGTCAATGGTTTAAAGGGTGGCAGACCTAAAAACCTAAAAAACCCAGTGGGTAATTTGGAAACCCAAAAGAACCCAGAAGAACCCAAAAAAGCCGATACTGAGAATGATACTGAGAATGATACTGAGAATAAGAAAGAAAAAATATACAGATGCTTCGCTCATTTATCACTTTCAGAAATTGAATTTAATAAATTAGTCGAAAGAGGATTAAATAAAACCACGATTGACGAAATTTGCGACAATATCGAAAACTACAAAAAGAATACAAACTACAAATCGTTGTATTTGACAATTTTAGCGTGGAATAGGAAAGACAAGAAATTTGAAGAAAACAAACTTGTCGTTAAATCAAAAATTAAGTCGAGTGCCTATCAAGAAGAGGGCTACAAATTTTAGGATTTTAAAAAGGAGGAAAGGAATTATGAAAGAGCCAAAATTTAAAATCAAACAAGATGTATTTATAGCAATAAATCCGAGCTATGTTACAAGCGAAGAAGCCATACTATCAGGATATATTGAAGGGTATAAAAAAACAGTTCTGTATGATGAAAATGATATAGAATATGAGTACAAATTTGGATTTGGAATGGATTCAACTTGGAAAAAAGAAGAAGAAATATATTTAACCGCTAAAGAAGCGAGGATTGAAGCCTTAAAAAAAGTAAATGAAGATATTGCTGAGATTGAAGAAAAATTGGAAAGATACAATAAACTTAAAAATCAGCTTTCGCAAAGTGGATAGATGAAAAAAAGGAGAGTAAGTGAATTTAATCCTACCAAAAAACTACGAAAATAAAAATCCGAAAATATTGTCGCATATCCACAAAGATATTAAGGATAACAGCAAATTCCATTATCTATTTATGGGGGTCGTTGGTTGTGGCAAAACACACCTTGCTGAACTAATAGCAAAATACTATAATGATTTCCGATTTGTCGAATGCAGAAGCATTTACGATGATTATTTGCGTGTTATGAACGGAAATTTCTCCGACCAGTCAGAAGCAATAGCGAGGCGTCAAAATGTTTTGCGTGGTAAAAATGTGTTCTTCGATGATATTGGAGACGAACGAAACACCGAGACCGCTCATTATTTTATCGGTTCACTTATTGAAGACCGATATAATTGGATAAAAAAGGGGCTTGCTGGCTCTACAATATTGACGACAAATTTGAATATAGAACAACTCGGAGAACTTTACGGTCACAGGGTAGTTGACCGAATTCGTGAAATGTTTGTAATTATGAAATTTAATAAATACAATTTCAGAGCAAGAAAAAAATTAGTAATAGAGGGGTAGGGATGGAAAATATTTTGATTTTGCATAATACCAAACAGAGGAGAAAATAAAATGATATTCACGATTAAAACACAATCCGACATTGAAAAACCGATGAGTTATGCAAAAAGGCTTTTGGAAACTGCTAAATTCGGGATTAAAATATCGGTAGAAAAGAAAAGAAACCCGAGAACGAGCAAAGAAAATCGCTATTACTGGGGGATTATTGTCAAGATGATTTCAGATGCAACTGGTTATTTTCCGCTCGAAGTACACGAAATCTTGAAGCAAGAATTTTTAAGATTAGAAGATAAAATAATCAATGGTAAACGGTACATCATCACAAAATCGACAGCAAAGCTAAATACAGCAGAGGCAGAGGAATATTACGAAAAATGCAGAATGTATGCGTCAATAAATATAGAAATTTGCATTCCGTTGCCAAACGAAATACCGAGTAGTTGGAAATAAATAAAAAAAAATATTGACAAAAACATTGCTGTAAATACGATGTTTTTGTTGAAAGGAATAGGGAGGAGAAAATGAGAGTAAAGTTGAAAAAAGACATTGTGATAAAATCAGGAACAATATTTGAAGATGCACCAACAAAAACAATTAGGCACGGTAAAGGTCATATTGGAGCTACATTTGCATTAAGTAAGGATAGTTGTGGTTTTATTGAATATGATTTAATTGATTATGATGATCTAAAAGAATATTTTGAAATCATAGAAAAGTAAAAGGCTAAGTTCAGCTATGGCAAATTTATTGAAAATAATATTACCGCTCACTGTTACAATTGGCAAAACGAAACCAAAGAAAATATCACTTTCGATGAACTGGTACAGAAACGCAAAATTTTATGAAATATCAAATGTAAAACGCAAATTCCAAAAAATAGTAGCTGAACTTTTAATCAATGAAAAGCCATTGTATTTGCAAAAAGTCAACATAAACTACAAACTTTACTTCCCAGATAAAAGAGAGCGTGACATCGGTAATTTTGGGGCGGTAATTGACAAATTTTTAGAAGATGCACTTGTAAGACTCGGGTATTTGAAAGGCGATTGCTTCAAGTGTGTAAAACTTATCAAAATTGAATTTGGCGGAATAGATAAAAATGCCAGATGCGAGGTTGAAATTGACGAAATTAGTTGAACTTTGGAAAAACGATAAAAATTAAGCGTTCGGGGTGCATAAAAAACAGGAGATGTAAGATAAGATGAAAACTATTAGCGAGAAAACACATCAAAAATTGTTAAAAATGGCGATTGAAAAGTTGGAAAATAGCGTAAAAATGCTAAATGGCAACATAGAAGTAAATGGTGAAACATTTATG